ACAAGACCTTCTAGTCCTATTTCTAGGAATGTCAGAACTCGGGTTTCCCCCATAAGCATTGACATCATGCATCATTTTGACGTGTACAGTACGAAAATATCTATACTTCTTTCGTTTTTCACTATTTCAAAGTTGATTATGCGAGCCGCAGAAGACTCGTCGGATTCTTATGATGGCGATGATGACGACACGGATGATGGAGAACCGATTCCAATTCCGGTCAAGGAAGACCCCTAAAAGCGTCAGCGAGACGAAGGTTTACATCGTCATGAATTAATCCATCGATCCATTGAAATTCACTCATATTGCCCGTGATGATTTCCAGGTTCAGGAACAGTGCAAAAACTCGCTCGAGGGTCCCCGCCATGTGACGAGTATTATTCCCAAGGAATGCAGTGACATTTTTTAGGATGTCCTTTGTAAAGCACATCATACGCTTGTAATTCTCAACAGGAATGATGAAAGTGTGGAATAACGCGAGTTTCATAGTATCCAGCTTATCAACATCGTCAACGGCAACATCAAAGAAGTTAGAATACTTCTGGATGATGAATTGCCACACGCCGGGTTGAAGGATCTCGAACAGAGGCTCGATAGGGTAGGGATAGAACCCGACTACAGCCTTGGGGTCCTGGCATTTTTCCTTGATCTGGTCGAAAATCTTGGGGGTAAATACCATGTCATACTGGGCAAACCCGATGTGATCAAGGCCCAGGGTGTCAATAACATTCATGAGATTGAAAAACACAGAGTTCTGATAGAAGTTATTCTCCTGGTAGTAGGACTCGTAGTCAGGGATGTCCCACTCGTTGATAACACACTCTTCGGGATATTCGGTTGGGATGTCTTTGGGAAGTTTCTCGTTCACACACACAAATTTCACATGCTTCTTCAGATCGTTCTCGGAAATACCCGCCACGGTCTGAGGATAAAACTTTTGATGGCCACAAATCGCGATTTGGAAAGACATTGTTATCTATCATAATCTTTTTGTTAAGTTGTTTTTTGCGTAAAATAACTTAACAAAAAAAGTTTCACAATACGTATACTCTTTCATCATGGATGAGATGTTTCGCTATCCTGTACGGAACATGATTGGTCAACTGCACCCTAACACTCCCGTTGGAAATTTCCTCAATCACACCGCTAAGAACCCCGAATACAAAACGTTCCTGGAATTCGGGACTTGGAACGGGCAGGGCAGCACGCTCTGCATTGGATCTGCACTGGCAGCGCGCGAAGATCCCACCGTATTCGTGTCTCTGGAAGCCGACAAGGGCCGTCGGGACGCTGCAGCTGATTTCTGGACCACTCAGAACCACGGGAACATGAGGCTTGATCTATTGTGGGGTAAGGTATCACAAGATATGCTCACTCAGGAATACGTAAACAACCATCCTAAGTTCTCTGCACAAATTCAATATTATGATATCGAGGTCTTCCAGACAGCATCATGTCCGTTGATCGATTCTGAACTCCCTGAAACTGTGGATGTTGTTCTGTTCGATGGCGGAGAATTCTGTAGCATCGGGGATTATAAATTTTTCATGAAGAAGTACCCAGGCGTCAAGATGATTATTTGCGACGACATCGATACCATAAAGAACGAGCTCATTTACAATCATCTGACTCAGGAGGGTAGTCCCTGGAAGGTTGTCGCATCGGGCCCACATCCCGGTCGTCCTGGTCGCGAGGACGGACCTCAGCAAGGCCACACCTGGGCGGCCTTTGTTCGTGAATGATTTTTCAATATTTTACATATGACCATTTAAATCCATACGCTGTTTTATATTTTGGAACACCACGGGCACACGATCTGATATTTGCTCCGTATTTCTCCAGATGCCGCCCCGCTTCTCCTGTGGATTCAAATGAATTGATAAATGCGCCATCTAGATCATATTGATATACTCTCTTGGACTTGTAATTTTTTTCGCCACTATTTGTTTCTCGTTTCTTTTGTCGGGTTTCTTCGCTTTGCTTTTTCCCAAACATAGGATGCTTCTCGCCAAGCATTTTTCCAAGCATTGCTTCTCGCTTTTTTTTGTTTGGTTTCTTCGCTATTTTTTTTCCCTCTGTTTCCATCACCAATTTTTTGTTTGGTTTCCTCGCTTTGATTTTTTCCAAACATATGATTCTTCTCGCCAAGATGTGCTTCGCTCATCCTTCGTTTTGTTTCTTCGCTCATTTTACCATGACTACCACCTCCCTCCCGAAGGTTGTAGCCATCTGGTGACAGTGTTCCGAGAACTTCTATCATGAGTTCTTCGTGTTTGTTCAAATCGCCATCAGGGACTTCGTACCAATCTATAACGAAGGAATCCCATCCGTAAAATTGAATGGCGTTATAAATTGCCACACAATCGCTACTTTTTCCTGTCCGATGTTCTTCTAGCCGTGTGTGTATGAGACGAGTTGTTTGACCTATATAAATCTTTCCTGACGGTGATATGAGCATATAAATATATCCCATTGTCTGCTATTTACATTTGTCTAGTTTATTTATATTTTGAGTTGACGATATGTATCACACACAGAGAGACGTATATAGTTCAGGGCGACGATCGCGAAAAATACCCCAATAAGCTCGGAAGATCCTATAATCAATTTTGTCAAACTCAAATGTGACATGACCTTTCATCGGGATAGGAGAAGGGTCAGCATTGCCATTTTTTGGATCTCCACCCACTTGTGACACGATTGCTCCTTTATTATCCGTGATGAAACTTCCACCATAAAACTCGATTTTCTTTTCCTTGCCGATCCTGTTGGCCACTACAATTGGCACTCCATTCGCTGCGGAGTGGCCCTGAATGGTCCTCATCCAATGCGCATACGTTTCACCGTCGGGAAACTCTGGTTCGGAACCGATGGCCGTGGGATATACGATGAGATCCGCGCCCGCCAGTGCGAGAGAACGAGCTACCTCCGGAAACCACTGGTCCCAACAGATGGCTACTCCGATCTTTCCAAACTTCGTATCAAATACCTTATATCCATCACGGCTTGGAGTGAAATAAAATTTCTCCTCGTAACACTTTCCCATGGGCACATGAGTCTTGCGATAAACACCGAGGATTTCGCCATCCGCGTCCGCCATGGCACAGGAATTGTAATACTCATTATCCTTCTTCTCGAAAAAAGGAATCGGAATAACGACACCCAGCTCCTCGGCGAGAGCAGAAAATCTTGACACGACGAAACTTTCCTCGATTGTTTCCGCCCATTCGAAGAACTTGGGATCCATTTTTTGACAAAAATAACGAGACTCGAATAGTTCTGGCAGGACGATGATATTTGCTCCAGTAGCTGCGGCATTTCGAATCATTCGTTCTGCTCGGTCGGCGTTAGTGCCAAAGTTCTTGCTCATCGAGAATTGAAGAGTTGCTACCTTCACGGTCATAATGTTGAGAAGTAATTGAAATACATTCTCGCGAATGGGTTAAATGATTAAATGTGACGATATAATTATATTTGTTATTGATATGGATAACGTTGAAATAGGAAAAGTAGACGCCAAGAAGCGGAAAGTATTCAAAGACTCAAAAGATCGCACGTACGTGAAACAAGGAGATAAGAAGGTGTACGTGAAGAAACTGTTCACGCCGAAGAGAAATGCCCCCACATCCCCGGCGATGCCAGTCGTCATAAACAGGGGACCTGGGTTGAGCCCAATGTTAAACATACAAAAGGTGGACGCCAAGAAGCGCAAAGTATTTCAGGATTCTAAAGGGCGCACGTATGTGAAGCCAGAGGATAAGAAGATATACGTGAAGAAACTATTCACTCCTCCGCGTTCCGCCGCTCCTGTAATACCCACAGTACCCGCGAGAAGTCCTGTGATAAATACCGAAAAAGTAAACGCAAAGGGGCGCAAAGTATTCAAAGATTCCAAGGGCCGCACTCATGTGAAACAAGGGGACAAGAAGGTGTACGTGAAGAAATTATTCACCCCCACGAGAAATGCACCTGTGGTACCCGCGGTAAATCCGAGAGAAAGACCGAGAAAGGCACCACCGAGGAAATTACTACAACCCAGTATAGTACCCCGGGTATCAGCAGACTGTGGAACAGAAGCTGGTCTTAGACAAGTCTCACATACATGTTGGTTTAACGCGACCTTGAACGGATTCGTTCTAGGAGAAGCCACCGCCAAAATGTTATTCGATAAAATCAAACTATTGAGCTCGTCTGAAATAGTCGCACTGGCGAAGGACTTTCCGACGGATTCGTGTCCGATCACATTGTCCAGAAAGTACGTATTCCATTATTTCATGAAAATACACAGTGACTATCCGGTCATCGGAAAGAAGGGAGACATCTCGGTGAATCTGATGAACAAGATGTTCACCCCGAAGGCATTGGCATCGCCGATTGCTAAGGGCAGGGCAGGTGGGTATCCGCTAGACGCCGCGAGACAAATTCTCGGAAAGGTGTTCAACATCGGCGAAACGGGACTGTTGCGCAAATGGGAAACCATGTGCCCGAATCATTTCCGTAACCACACTATGATATATTCCGATGGCCCTGCTGTGCCAGATAAAATGACGCCGGATATGCACCCTCTCGTAATCAGCACAAAAGATAAACAAACCAGATTCCACTTGTCTCACATCGTGTATATAATGGAACGTAAGAGCGGCAATCACGCAGTTGTAGGTTATGTGTGTGGAGGAAAAGAATACGTGTATGATTCCAATAATCCTCGGCGCCTAGAAATAGAGTGGTCGGATCCAGAAAATAGAGAAAAGCTCTTAGAGTATTCAGACGCCATAAAATTCAAATTTGTTTCGTATTGCTTATACGTAAGAGAGTAATTATTCCGTATCGACAATCTGACTTTTCATACATGCATGTATTTTCCATACAATCACTCATTGATTACACTCGAACTATATCAACAGTTGTTTCGGTGTAATCAACTTAACAAAATTTGTGTGAGTACAATAATTAATCAAATGGCCTTTCGCGCGGATATTGTTAAAATGGTGGAGGACCTTGTCACCAAGATCGAAGAACATCACTTCAAAGTCAATTATAGTATGAAGCAAGATTTCGTTACGTTTGTCAACTCATTCATGAAATTTCACCTTGACCAGCCAGACATCAATTTCACCTTGAATGCAAACTTGTTGTACGCGGACACAGATGGTGTCAAGGTTATCATAGCCACCGATAGCACGATGGCGTTTGTCGTACCAGGTTGTACGATCCCAATGCGTAACGAAATCGAAGCATTCATTGTCGTCGACGAAGTAGTTGCATACGATTCTT